GATTTTTTTAATTTTAAACTTTATGGTATTTATGAAAGTCTACAATTTACTACTTATGGTAAAGATGAAAAGTATACTAAACACACTGATAGACTTTTTAGTAGTGTAATTAGAAAATTATCTTTTTCAATTCAACTTACAGATCCTAAAGAATATGATGGTGGAGATTTAGTTTTGTATGATGCAGATACACAAACAAAAATGAATAGAGAACAAGGAACAATAATTGTTTTTCCTTCTTTTATTCCACATGAAGTTCAACCTGTAACAAAAGGTGAAAGAGATGCTTTAGTAGGTTGGATAACTGGGTCTAATTTTAATTAAACAGTTTGCCAAGTATTAGCGTCTTCGTCCCAGTATGAATAACCTTCAGGTTTCCCTGCTGGTTCATCCCATTTGCCTGTAGAAGTATTGTAAGTATGTGATGGAGATGGTTTAGTTTCTACAAAAGAATCATTTCCAGAATTATAAGTATAACCAATACTTGCCATAATTTTTCTTGAACCACCATCTAAAAAATATTCTACATATTGATTATTAGAATCAGCTAAAGGTTTAACAGCAGCTGCTTTTTCTGCTGTAGTAATATCGTCTTGAAATATAGTTGTTTCAATAACTTCATTTGCACTATTTATTTCTGCCCAATATTTAGCCATTAGATAGGATACCTCACTACTACAATTCCACCTGAACCAGATCCACCTGTTCTATACTGACCGCCATTTCCACCGCCGCCAGAACCAAATCCTGTTGCAGAAGGAGCTGTTCCTTGACCATTTTGTACAGAGCCGTTTCCGCCTCCTCCTTGACCGCCTTGACCAGCAGCCATTTGCCAAGTTCCACCGCCGCCACCGCCAGCATAATATTGATTTGAACCTGTTTGAAAAGCATTTTGAATTCCTGCGCCGCCTGCTCCTCCAGTACTTCCTGATCCTCCAGTTCCTGCCTGGCCTGCGCCACCGCCGCCTCCGCCGCCGTGTTGTGGAGATCCTGCTCCGCCTGAGCCACCTGACGTACCAAATGAAGCTCCCGACCAAGGGGACTGAACACTAGATTGGTTAGAAGATCCCCCACCTGTAGGTTCTCCTCCACCGCCGCCGCCGCAGCCGCCGCTACCGCCACCACCTTGTCGAAATCCACCACCTTTTCCGCCACCATTACCTGTTTGACCGAATCCAGTTGTGTTTCCTCCAGAGCCCGCAGAACCTGCGCCGCCACCAACTGCGATTGAATAAGAAGCGGGTCCGCTTGTGTTTTGTGTTAATACGATTGCTCCTGATGCACCAGCACCTCCGCCGTGATTTTGACCTCCGCCTCCACCGCCGCCGAGTACCATTACATCTAATTCGCTTGTGTCACCTGATTCAATTTCAAAAGTTCCGTTTGAAGTAAAGGTGTGTACTCTAAATCCACCATACTCTGTGATAGTTCCACCTGTAGCTGTAAGTCCACCGCCAGCTCCGAAACCGAAACCTTTTACTGATGCTGAACCTATTGTTGTTAAAATTGGCATCTTTCTATGTTCTCCTATTATGCAAACTGTGTTTGAGAAGCTAAAACTGTAAAAGTAGAAGCTGCAGTTTTTATTGCTGTCATAGTATATGTATCGTTTGATGTTGCGTTTCCTGCAGTGAATGAAGATCCACCTTGATAAACAATAGTTACGTTTGTTGATTTATTGTCTACTACAAAAGAAGTAGCAGCCCACGTGTTGTTATTATTTTTATTAATATATGCAACAGTAATTGATTCACCTGTATCCATTACAGCGTCTAATGAACTAGATCCGTTTCCTCTTAAATTAACTCTAAAGTTACCAGATGCTGCAGCAGTACTTAAAATAACTGCTTGTGTTTGTGTATCAATTACAACGTTTGTAGAAAATGTACCATCAACGGTTACTTTTTCAGCAAGGCCTTGAATTTTACCACTACCATTTAATGTAACTCTTCCTGTTCCTTTTGGAGTTAATTTTAAATCAATATTTGTGTCACCACCTGTTGCTGCTAAATCAGGAGCATTTCCTGTTGCAGCATTTGTAACATCAAATTGGTTTACAGCAGATCCTGTTTTTTGAAATACAATTTGTTCATTACCAGAATCATCGTTAATACCATGAGCATCATCTATTATAATATTTTGTGAATTAGTATCTAAGTCCGCAGATAATTGTGGTGAGAAATCTGAAGAAAGATCAGTTAAACCAGTGTCTACAACATTTGTTCCATCTGAGTAAAGAATTTTAGTTGTCTTTTCATTATCACCAAAAGTTACTCCAGTACCTGATACTGTTTTAACTGTTAAAGATAATGTTCCACCAGTTGAGTTTTTTACTATATAAGTTTTTTCAATTCCGTTAGGAACCTTAACTACACAATCACCTGAAGGTGTGCCTGTAAAATCAATCACAGCATTTTTACCGTTTGATATTGCACCATTTGTAAACGCTAAAGTAATAGCATTTGTAGATGCAACAGAAATAGCTTCTCTTCCAGCGATTGCTTGTTGAACAATGTTTAAGTTTGTATTTGTAATGTCACCCCAAAGACCAGCTTTTTCACCGGTGACCATTAACTCTAGTTTTAAATCTGTACTATAACTTGATGGCATATTTTATATTCCTTATTGTTTAATTTATAAAATTTAAGCGGCGGTGTCAACTTCTATCCAAGAAGATTGTGTTCCGGTATCTACTGGTTGCCAAGATTGGACATTTTCATTTCCTAATGAAATAGCCATTGCTGACCCAGTAGGTGAAACAAGTGCAGAAGCACCTGCTACAGCATTTCTTAACCCAACTTCTAGTCCTTGTCCAGTTAAATCTACAAAAGTATTTGCATCTAAAACAGCTGTTCCTTGAGCTATTTCTAATCCATTTCCTGTAATTGAAATATCAGCTCCTGCTGTAACTGTTCCTACACCAACACCTACAGATAAACCAACACCTACAATCATAGCATCTGGTGAAGGATCTACTGTTCCTTCTTGAGTTGTTAATCCAATTCCTGTTAAATTAATTAAAGTATTTGGTGTTGCAATAACAGAACCAAGATTAGCTGTTAATCCAATTCCAGTAACAGGAGCTTGTGCCCAAACACCTGAAGCACCCCATGCTTCTTCTCCCCATTGAGTTCTACCCCAACCTTCTTCATTAAATCCATCTGCAGTTCCTGCTGCAACTCCTAAAGCTACACCAGTTAACATAACATCAGGAGCAGGATCTACTGTTCCAATAGAAGCTTCTAAAGCTACACCTGTTAAATCAACTTCAGCTAATCCTTCTGCTGTTATTGTTCCTAAATTTAAATTTTGTTGTATGCCAGTAATTTCGTTTTGAACATCAATAACAACTGAGCCTGTTCCAATAGAAGCTTCTAAACCTATACCTGTAACTAAAAGATCACCTGAAATACCCCAAGCGTTTTCACCAAAAGTTAATCTACCCCAACCTGTATTAAGTTCAGCTGAGATACCAACATTTCCTTGGGCACTATTTATCTGTTGTCCAGTTAAGGAAACAGAAATATCATTCTGTTGTCCCCATGAACCAGTATTCCAACTTAACGTGCCCCAAGTATTGGCCATAATAGGTTCCTCCTATTACGCGTTACCAATTCTTAGAATCGCTGCTGCTGTTGTGAAAGACGGAAATTGAATTGTAAACGTCCCTGAAGTTGCTGTTTTATCTGCACCAAAATTTAAAACACACACCGCATCAGTAGTGTTTGAACCACCACCCATTGTGCTGTTGTAAATTAAAGCACCTCTAGCTGTTAGTGATACTCCAGTGAAAGACAAATCGTTAAAGTCAACAATTGCAACACCTGATGCAACTGAAGTACTTGGATTTGGTTTTACTAAAGCGCCACCACCTGCAGCATACGTACCTGAGTTACTAACTTCACCTGAAGTAGCATAACCAGTTGTTGCTGCGCTTAATGTAGCAGTAGAGATATAAAGTGCAAGTTTGAAAGTGTCTCCTCCAGAATATTGAAATTCGTGGTCACCTTCTAACAGTTCCTTCTTGAATGAATTACAAACCGCTTGTGTTATTGCCATATTTTACTCCTTTAACTTTTAACTTTGTTTAGAATAACGTGGCGACCCGCTTTGGTATTCATCACGTCTTCTTCTGCCCATTTGTTCTATATTAAATCCTTGTAACGCATTCTGATATTTTTGTTCATAATATTGAAGCATATCAGCGGGTCCTTTAAGAAAGCCAAAGGCTTCTACAAGGGATGCATACAAAAGTCCGTTGGGAAAATTCGTACTTAAATATGTAGTCGTATTAGTAGCCGATAATCCAGTTGGTTTCAAGATATAATTTATCTGCATGGTATAATTTGCATTAGGTGTAGGAGCTATAACTATCTGATTATCATCCCAATATCCGTAGTATTTTGGAATACCTTGAGTTTCTTTTGGATTAAACTCTGATATAAAGCTTGTATCTCTATATTCCACAAAAGATCTATCTGTAGGCTGCCCTACGCCATCTGAGTCTACAATTTGAATTGATCTAATAACGGCTGTTTCTGTGTTTCCTACGTCAGGAGTATTTACATATCTTTGACCTGATACAATTGTGGCTGTAGCATATTTTCTATTATTATCAGAATCAGAATCTCTAAAAATTCTTTCTTCGGAATCTAAAATAAACCCATCTAATATAGAATCTGTAAACACATTAGAATCAACTTCTGTGTAATTTCTTATTTTTGTTAATAGTTCTGCGTAAGTCATGGTGTTAATG